GTTGATTCTACTAAGCATGGACTTTGCTTGATTGAATAGTATCAAAGCAAGATAGTCGTTTTTATACTTATCTAAACTAAGATCATTGTTTAGATAATCTTCGACAATACTATGTAGTTTTGTCCCAACATTTGCTGCACGGGATGAGATTTTATTTGCTTCCTCATTCCCTACTCTCTTCCTCCATTCTGCAATTGACTTGCGTTTACGATAGGAACAGATAGTAGACATAGATGTATACTGACTATCACCTACAGCATAAAATCTCTTTCCACTAGGAGCAGTAGTCGCCTTGATATCCTCAAGGAGGACACCCATATTAACATGATTAAACATTAAGCAAACCCAAGGTGCATTTTACTGATGATGTAACTCTTAATGAGTCCACTTCTTACAATGTCTTCAGTGCCAAATTCAACACTAGTAAACTCATCCATAACCTCAAGAATTTTCATGAAGTCAAGGATACCATTCTTCTCATTCGTTTTAACAAGATCCGTTTGCATAACATCACCTGCAAAGATGATCTTACAGTCATTACCAACACGTGTAATGATAGAATCTAACTCATGGAAGTTAAGGTTCTGACATTCATCAACAATAATAATAGCATTGTTGAGTGTAGTGCCACGAAGAAATGATGTGCTCCAGAAAGAAATAGTTTCCTGTGCCTTCAGATTATCATATAGCATATTATATGCAGGATCATCAGGCATCTTAAACATATACTCTACCATATTCTTATAAGGAATCTGATAAAGATTTGACTTATCATCATGGTCTCCAGGAAGGAATCCAATTTCTCTTGTAGGTACAAGAGAACGAACCATGTAAAGTTTTTCATAAGGAGATACTCCTGAAAGGATCTCCTTAAGTGCCAGGTACATTGCTATGAATGTCTTACCTGTGCCTGCACAACCATATAGGAAAAGGTTTTTATCGTAGACCTCATAGGCATCAAATGCAAGTGTCTGATTTTCAGTTAAAGGAGTGATCTCTTTTAAGTGATCAGCATTAATTGGTTTCTTGCGTCTCATCTGCTTTGGAGTGCTGTTAGCAAAATCGAACTGGGTTTCCTTTCTTCTTCTTGGCATAAACTTTAATGAGTGTCGATGTTAGATCTAATGTTTGCTTTTTTAATTGACTTCAGAACGTCCCTAAACCCGTCAGGAACTTTATTCTTGACGCCAGCATCAGCAACAACACCAGGAAATGAATCATGATACTGTTCAAGATGGGGATTATCCAGTTTATATTTATCGAGAACTGTGAAACTCATACGAGTTTCAGTGATCTCTCCAGTGTCTTTATTCCTGAACTGGTACGTCGGCATCGCCTTCCCCCTCCTTGGTTTTATTAAATCCAAAAGGACCTGCTGATTTTTCTTCTAGTGCTACCTTTAATGCAACACCACCGACTGCCTCCATACATTTAAGAATGTCTTCGGTCTTAGCACCTTCACCAAGTTCTTTGGCAATGTACCAATACTTTGGCCAGAATGTTTCTCCTGCCCTTTGGTAATCATCAAGTGTTAGTAGTTTCATGGGTTGTCCATCCTAATGCTTCAGCGACTATTGGAAATTGACCTGCAAACAAACACTTACATTCATTTGCAATGTCCATATGTTCTTTCTGTGTTCCATTAGCGGAACGCAGATCGATGTAATGAATCCATGACCGAACTGATCCCGTCATGTAAATTTTGGTTGGTACGGCAAGGGGAAGCACAAAACGAGCACATTCCTTTGCAATACCTTGGGCAAGCATCTCACGATAAAGATCCATACCTTCAGCAAAATAGTTTTGCATTGCGATTTCAAATCTTTGCCTAGTAAAGGCATCGATATCATCGATACTATTCTGCCTGTTCTTTGTATCCTGACGACGAAGTTCTGGTAGAGGAATGACATCCGTCAACATAGAACTGTCAGCATACCGTTGTGAGAATTCTTGATAAGTGAAGGACCTATGACGCAGTATCTGTGCCGCCAGTCCCCTGGTGGTCTGGATCTCAAGCGTCATGTATGCCTGCTCAAAGACGCTCCAATGGTTGTGTTTGATGCAATAGGATAAAAGACCAGCAACCTTAGGATTATCCTGATTATTAGGGTTACTCACCCTTGCCACGTACCCCATGTGTGCTTCAGCATCTGGGGTAACACTAATAACTTTAACCTGCATAATACGCTAAAAAATACTTTACAATGCCAGACGAACTGACGTGTCCTTGAGAGACCCAATCATGACAGCAGTTTTGAATACTCTCCATGCTATGCAAAGGTTCTCCATTTTCTTTTGTCAAACCACCATACTTATTAAGAAGAATGGTGTACACCGTTTGGCGTAGTTCCATACGCTCTTCATTGTAGCGCCAATCAGTTGTCATTTTTTTTCTTTTTTAGGTTTGTTACCCCATTGCTTCGGATTAATCATACCATACCATTGCTCCATTGTCAAGATATGTCCACCTGCTGCTTTCAAAAGATCATAATAGGCATCAAAAATCTTGACGTACTTAGGTCCTGAAACATGATCATGCTTTACTTGACCATTAATTACATAAGATACTAGTACTGCATTGTAGGGAAATTGTTTCTTATCAATGCTTTCTGGATTGCAATCGTGAGAGAAAACTACTACCTCATACTTATTAAGTAATAGTTTTTTATCTTCCTCAGTTAAGTTGAACTGTACTGATGAGTTCTCTGATTCGATCTTCACAGAATCCTGGGTTTGAGAGTACGACTCTGTTGAAAGTTTCTCGCTCATTATGCTCCTCTTGTATGCATTTTTTAATCATGTAAATTACCCTAGTTTCATTGACAATGCTCACTCATTCGCTCCAGGTAATTTCAGGAAAAGCTTCTTTGATAACTGCATGAGTGACTCTAAATTTTGTTTGAAGGAGACCATCTTTAGCAAGACAAACAATCTCTGCCTCAGATTCATGAAGACCTTCAAGTAATTGAATAAACAATTGCTCTCTCTTCAATCTAGACAAAGAGTTAGCACCTTTAATAAATCTCCAAAGATTACGATACTCTCTTTCTAATACAGTATGCTCTGTACCGATGGGAGCATCGTTTTTGTTGAAGGGTACGTCACCTTCAGGTAGATCGGTTTGAATGTTAGCATCATAGTTCCATTTAAAAATAGAACGAAGTGCTTGAGTATTGTTTTCTTGAAGAATTTTAATCTTCTCGGTTTTTGTTTTGGCATTAGATGCCTTCTTAATAACTTCAGAAATCAAAAGTTTCATTAGTAATACAAATAGGTCGTGTGTTTTAGTATTTAGTCCTCAGGAAATGGATCAGTATCAAAGGCATCTCTCTGATCAAATTCTACACTGATAAGTTTAGAAACTTGAAAAGGAATAGGGTTACCTTCTTCATCCATCATCTCTGGGTGTGGAGTGTATGCAACCTGCTCTTCTGCTTGTTCTCCGATAAGAGTATCAACAAAACTAACAAAATATGAGTGAGCAAACCATCCAAATAAAAATCCAAGTAGTGTTCCACCTATTGTAATTAGAGTAGAAAATACTAGGATAACTGATGTTGTCATCTGTCTGTCTCCTTCCTGAGGGGCAACCGTTTTCTCTGTTGGTCCTGGTCGTTTCCTCCTAAGACGCATAAATTCGTCACCTTTATTTATGGGTGACCTTAGTTCTTCGGTTTTTAGTTCCAGGTTTTCGTCCTGGTCTTCGTTCTTGTTCATACTTCCATGCGTCTGTAAGAATTTTGTACAAATAATCTTTAACTCTACGTGCTTTTGGTATACTTAGATGACCATATGCTTGGTTAGAAATTTCATCTCCACCTTTAATGTAGAGTTCTAAATCAAACACAATACTAGACAAGTTTGCTGCAGTAGAACTTTCAATAAAATCTCTAATCTCAAAACGTTTAAACTCAGATTGTTTTACGTAAGCATAGAGATCAAATAAAAACTTCTCTTCAAAAGCATCATCAATTGATTTCTCTACGAGATAATAGAGTTCATCAGTTTCTTTGAATGTCATTAGATTAGTTTATTTTCTTGAAAATAATGAAGGGTATCTTTAAACCCACCAATATGTTTTTCATTGATAGCAATTTGTGGGAAAGTAGCACCTTCACCAAACTCAGCATAGAACTGAGATTTAGTAAAGTCCCTCTCATACTTATACTCTTTGTAGTGTACGTCCAGGTTATCAAAGAGCATCTTTGCCCTATCACACCACTGACATTCATTCTTTGAATAAAGAATTACTTCCATAACCTCCTTAGGAATTACTGTAGGAATCATAGCATAAAAAAGGAGGGTCGTCAACCCTCTCACATCTAAAAATTTAATTTGTAGCAAGAAGATCTTGCCAGTTCTGGCGTCTTCTTGAGTGTTCTATGCACATGACCATGCACATCTGTTTCTAAACTATGATGTGCTCTAGTGTGAACGATCTGAATCAGCAGTAACATACCAATCAACGTAAAGTTAATCATACTTACTGGATGAAGCAATGCTTCAAGAATCTTTTTTCCTAGCATAAAAAAAGGGAACCGAAGTTCCCCATATTCTAGCAGAGATCAGAAGGAATACTTCAGACCCAACTTGGTTCCATAACCGCGATCGATGTTGCTGTCGCCGCTACCTACGAAGGAGACTTCACCATATGCACCTAGAGCATCGGTCAAACCGATACCAACGCCTGCCTTACCAGAAGGAACGGTGTCGCTCTCGCCGCCGTCAGGGGAGACTACAGTAGCGCCGCCTTGGACGTAGTATGAAGCAGACTCACCGAGTTCGCCTTCATAACCAACGTGAAGGTCGGTAGCGGTTCCATTG